AGCCTCCGCGCTACCGGGTGAAAGCAGCCGGTGAGGAACGCGAGGTTACTCTGGATGAACTGATCAAGTCTTACCAGCTTGGCACTGATTACACGCAAAAAACCCAAACGCTCGCGGAACAGCGTAAGGCTCTGGAAGCAGAGAGACAGGCTGTCGAGCAGGCGAAAACGCTCCGAGACCAATATGCCGAGCGTCTGCAAGCAATTCAGCAGGTATTGGCAGAACAGTCAAAGGGCGAAAACCTTGAGGCATTGAAAGAGTCTGATCCGATTGGATATGCGGTCAAGGTCGCAGAGTTACAGCAGCGCCGAGAGCAACTAGCAGCGGTTCAAGCTGAACAGCAACGCATTGCCTACCAGCAACAAGCGGAGCAGCAGCAGAGACTGGCGCAATTGGTTGCCGAGGAACAGCAGAAGCTGGTTCAAGCGATCCCTGAGTTTGCAGATCCACAAAAAGGTGAGGCCGTTCGTGGCGAAATCAGGACTTACGCCAAACAACTCGGTTTCACGGATCAGGAACTTGCCCAGGTTTACGATTCACGCGCTGTATTGACTCTTTGGAAAGCCGCGCAATACGACAAACTGGTGTCGCAAAAGCCTGCTATCCAGAAGAAGGTGACAGAGGCTCCGAAGGTGTTGAAACCGGGAACCAGTAGGCCGGTCAATGTTGAGGAGCAGTCAATCCGTGATCAGCGCAAAGTCCTGAAAAAGACCGGCAAAGCACGAGATGCTGCTGCCATTTTTGAACGATTCTTGTAAGGATTATTGAGATGAGCACTTTTACCGCACACAGCGCAATCGGTATGCGCGAAGACCTGATTGATGTTATCTACGACATCAGTCCTACCGAAACCCCGATTCTGTCGACCCTTGCTCGCACGAAGGCGACTGCGGTTTATCACGAGTGGCAGAGTGATTCACTTGCCTCCGCGACCACGGCGAATGCGGCCGTCGAAGGTGCAGACGCGGTTGCAAGCACGATCAGCCCGACCACCCGTCTTGGCAACTATACGCAGATCGTTCAAAAGACGATCAGCATCTCCAACACGCTGGAAGCCGTTAACAAGGCTGGCCGGAAGTCGGAGAAGGCGTATCAGCTTTCCAAGGCTGCGTCTGAGCTGAAGCGCGACATGGAGACCATCATTACTGCCAACCAAGGGCAGACTGCTGGCTCGTCCACGACCGCTCGTAAACTCGGTGCGATTCTGTCCTGGCTGAAGACCAATACCTCTGCTGGTACGTCTGGCACTGATCCCACGACGATTGGTGTCTCGACTCGCTCGGATGGTGCTACCCGCACCTTCACCGAGACGCTGCTCAAAGACGTAGTTGCTGAGTGCTTTGTTTCGGGTGGAAATCCGAAGCTGCTGGTTGTCAACAGCGGTCTGAAGCAGAAGGTATCGAGTTTCGCTGGTATCGCTGCTCAGCGTTATATGGCTCCTGGTGATCAGCCGACGACCATTATCGGTGCTGCGGACGTTTATATGAGCGATTTCGGTACGCTGTCGGTTACGCCGGATCGCTTCATGCGGACTCGTGATGCGCTGCTGCTCGATCCTGAGTATGCCGCGATTGCGTATCTGCGTCCGTTTGCGACGAATGATTTGGCTAAGACCGGTGACAGCGAGAAGACCCAGCTTATTGCTGAGTTCACGCTGGAGATGCGGAATGAGGCGGCTCACGGTATCGTGGCTGACCTGAATCCGGCTCTGTAATCAGCAATGACTGATGGGAGGGAGTGGGGCAACCTGCTCCCTCTTTTTGCATGAAAGACTTATTTAGTATCAGTGACACTCGCTACACCGTAGCGACGCTAGAAGATGATCAAATCGTTCTGACTACCAAGCAGGACGTCACTGAGATCATTGAAGCAAACAAGCAGCAAGTTGCGAATGCGACCAAAAAGGTCGATAGCGTAATGACTCATGTCGCCAGAATCCCAAACACCGTGATCGATGTCCTAAACAAGATGGGCATCATGCGTGGATTCATGGTGACAGACGAAAAACGATTTAAGGCTTGGTTGAATGACCCTGATAACCGAGTCTGGAGGACTTACCCAGGAAGCGTTTAAGGAGGAGCATGAAGGTTGCAATCTGTGTCCCATGCAGGGACGAGGTAATGAGCGGGTTCTGTTTTGACCTTGCTAGGTTGGTCGGATACGAGGCAAAACGGGGCGAGAACGAACTACAACTATTGCAGATGCCAGGAACGCTGATCTTTACGCAGCGTGAGAAATTGGCTCAGGAATCTCTGGAGTGGGGAGCAGATCAACTGCTCTGGATTGACTCAGATCAGCGATTTCCCGCCAATACGCTGGAGATTTTGCAGGCCAGGAATGTGCCGATCTGCGGAGTGAATGCAACAACACGCAGGGAGCCTATTCTGCCGACTGCGTTGAACCTGAAGATCGAGCGTGAAATGCTCAACGGACAGCCTACTGGTGAGCCGTATCAGGTCTGGCATAAGGTTGAAAGCCGTGGCAAGAAGGGTATTGAACAGGTGACCGCTGTTGGTTTTGCGGTTACACTTGTCAACAGGGAAGTTTTCGAGAAGATCCCTAGGCCGTGGTTTGATGTCATTTGGACTGATCACGGCAATGTCATCGGTGAGGATGTAACATTCTGCGTCCGGTGCATGGAGAATGACATTCCGGTGTATGTTGACCATGAATTGTCGATGCACATCGGACATATTGGCGTCAAGACCTTTGGATGGGATGACGTAAAGCATGGCCCTAGCAACCTACAGCGACCTCAAAACGACGGTCGCAAACTATCTCGCAAGAAGCGATCTCACTAGCCAGATCCCTGACTTTATCCGGCTGGCTGAGATCCGTCTGCGTAGGCAGCTTCGCATCCGTGAGATGCTGAAGCTGTCTAGCACGACGATGACCGGCGGTGATTCTACTGTTGGGTTGCCAAGCGACTTCCTACAGATGCGTAATCTCTATCTGGATGGCAATCCTGATTTACCGATTGCGTATCTGTCTCCCGCATCATTTACGCGCAACGCTCGTGCAACTGAGAGCGGCAGGCCAAATTACTACACAATCCTGTCAGAGGAGATGCAATTCGCTCCTGTGGCTGACAGCAATTACACGTTGTGGATGTTGTATTACGCTGCACCGACGTTTTTGAGTGACAGCACGAGCACAAACACGTTTACGAGTGTTTGTCCGGATCTTCTGCTTTATGGTGCGCTGACAGAAGCAGAGCCATATCTGATGAATGATGCCAGGATTCAGACGTGGGCAGCATTGTTTCAGCGATCCTTGCAAGACCTTACTACATCGGATGAGCAGGCAGAGTATTCTGGCAATCCGATGGTTATGACAGTTCAAAAGAGGTAAATTATGGCTATCACTCAAGCAATGTGCACCAGCTTCAAGACGGAGCTTCTTGGTGGCATCCACGATCTGGATACTGATACCATCAAGATCGCGCTATTCACTTCGTCTGCCAGCCTGGATGCTGCTACAACGACCTATAGCAGCTCAAACGAGGTCGCTAATGGTAACGGGTACACCACTGGAGGAAATACGCTCTCAGGGGCTACAATCTCGTCCAGCGGTACGACTGCATTCGTAGACTTCTCAGACAGCACTTGGTCGAGCGCATCGTTTACGGCTCGCGGTGCATTGATCTACAACAGCAGCAAATCAAATCGAGCGATTGCCGTGCTTGACTTTGGATCTGACAAGACCAGCACGAATGGCAATTTTGTCGTCCAGTTCCCGACCGCAGATGCCTCGAACGCGATCATTCGGATTGCCTGATAGGATGCTGTTATGGCCCTCGTCCTGAAAGATCGGGTAAAAGAAACGACAACCACGACAGGCACCGGCACTTATACGCTTGCGGGTGCTGTTACTGGTTATCAGTCGTTTTCTGTGATCGGAGATGGTAATACAACCTACTACGCTGTAACAGATGGGATTCAGTGGGAAGTTGGTTTAGGCACTTACACAGCGTCTGGGACCACGCTAGCTAGGACTGGAATTTTAGAGTCAAGCAACGGTGTGACCCCTGCTACTCCGGTGTCTTGGGGTGCTGGGTCAAAAGAAATATTTGTGACCTATCCAGCAGAGCGATCTGTATATGCGGACGGGTCAAGCATCAAGACTGATGCGTCTGCTGCGCTTGCCATTGCTAATGGTGGCACAGGACAAACTACTGCAAATAATGCACTAAATGCTTTGCTTCCATCGCAAAGCGGTAAAACAGGCAACTATTTATCAACTGATGGGTTTAATACATCTTGGGTGTCAAGCACTCTGGGTTTGTATAAAGAGAATCCATCAACTCCCACAACACCAACTGCTGGCGGCACAAACGCTGTAGCGATTGGTGACAATTCTGTTGCGAGTGGGTCTAATTCAACCTCGATCGGTGGTGGGAGTGTAGCCTCTGTTGCAACAAACTCTGTTGCCATCGGAGTACTTGCTTCATGCGATAGCTCTGGAGGTAATAGCCTAGCTATTTTTGGAACTAATAGCGGCGGCGACAGCATTTCGATTGGCCGTAACTCTGCTGGTGTTGGTGCGGCAGTTGTAAGTGGCGGTGGTGTTGCCGCGCTCTCTGGTTCTAGGGCTAGTGGCAGTGACTCGTTTGCTGCTGCTGTTGCTACAACATCAAGTAGTTATGGTGCTGGTGCTGCTAGCGCAATTTCAATCGGATTGAATTCATGGGCAAGATTTCAGAAAGATGTAGTTGTTGGTGGTGAAAATAACATTGCACAGGGTGCTGTTAGTGCAGTAATTGGTGGGTGGAACAATACTGCCAATGCAGCTTATTCGTTTGTTGGTGCAGGTCTTGGTAATGAGACAAACGCGCAATCGTCAGTTGCTTTTGGTCAGTATGCTAAAAGTGATGTTTTAGCCAAGATTAGTCAATCGTCAGAAAGGTTTACAACAACCGGAGACGCACAGGCTGGTCGATATGTATTGATGCGTAGCACTACCAATGGAGCTGCGGTAGTGTTGACTGCTGGTGGTGGTTCTCCAGGCGCAACAAATCAGATCATTCTTCCTAACAACAGTGCTTTTTCATTTACTGGAACCATCATTGCTAGGCAGAAAACGTCTGATGGTAGCAATTATGCAGCCTGGGAGATCAAAGGAGCGATCATCCGTGATGCCAATGCTGCAAGCACATCAATTGGGTCATTCAACATTAATAAGCTGAGTGCAACATCTGGAGCGTCAGCATGGTCGGTATCTTTGTCAGCTGACACTACGAATGGCGGTCTTGCTATTACAGTAACCGGTGCTGCTGCTACAAACATTCGATGGGTGTCCAGAGTAACTACTGCTGAATTGACCTACGCATAAGGATTAAAATGGGCGCAGTTAATATCGACAACACAGGAAACGGTGGTTCGATTACACTGTCATCTGATGGTTCGTCATTGTTAATTGGTGGTTCTGCTGCGAGAACTGGGACTATTGGCATTGCGGATGGTGGAACTGGTCAAACCACGGCAAATGCTGCGCTCAATGCATTGTTGCCAAGTCAAGCAAGCAATAGCGGCAAATTCTTGACAACTGATGGCACAAATACATCATGGGCGACTGCTGGTGGTGGTGGTGGCTCATCTGCTGGTAGCAACATCTACCTCGCTGTCAATTTTGGAGGTTTCTAAATGCCTGTAACCGCAACCCCAATTTTTACTCAGACGCCTAATGTCGGTGCCAACAATGCCATTCTATCGACGGCGATGACGAATACGTCAGCGTTCGATGGTACGCAGGCAACTGGTACTGCTATGGCTCTTGTGTTTACCGCTGGCGCTAATGGCGCTCGGGTTGATCAAATTACTTGTCGGTTTGCATCTACTAACGGCGCTGCTGCATCTGGCACATCATCGGCTAGTTTGATCCGATTTTGGATCAACAACGGCAGTGCAAATACGACAGCAACTAATAACATCTTTCTCGGTGAAGTTGCGATGGCAGCAACGGCTGTTACGGCGCTTGGGACAAGTGCGCTAACGGTCAATGCTCTGCCTCTGCCTGTGGGTGGGTTGAATCTACCGGCTGGATACAGGATTTATGCTGGGACTACCGTTGCTGCTGGCGGAACCAATATCGCTTTTGCTGTCAATGCGATTGGTGGAGATTACTGATGAGCAGTAATCAACTGGCTGCGTTTAATTACGGAGTTCCTCCGTATGCAAACCTTCCTATCAAATCAGTTACGGCAGCATATTTAGTTCAACCAAACGACAACGGTTGGATTGTTAACTGCACCAGCGGAGCATTTACTATTGCGCTTCCTGCTGCTGGAACATTACCAGTTGGGTTTAATTGTCGGATCTGGAATACGAGTTCTACCAGTACCGATGCAATTACTATTGATCCAGCCGGTACAGAAACAATTGATGGTGTTTCTACGCTGATTTTGCGGCGTGGAGAAGGTTTGCAAATAGTTTGTAATGGTACAAATTGGCAGATCGGTGACAAAAAGACGATGCGTGGCTATGCAGAAAACATAGCCGCTACTTCAACAAGACCAATAGCGTCTGCTGATAATTCAACCGCAATTGGCGGTAATTCGTCATCTCAAGGATCGCAAGCCGTCACCGGCTCCGGTGCAATGGCCCTCGGCGGCAGTTATGCATCTGGATCTAATAGTTTTGCTGCTGCAGTAGCTAGTAATAGCTCCAGTTATGGTGCTACCGGTGCTAATTCGGCTGCGCTATTACAAAATGCAAAAGCTGCAAACTCTGCTTGCGTTGCTATTGGGGGGAGTGCTTTTGCGAACGGGACTTATGCGTTTGCTTTTGGGCAGCAGTCATGGGCAGACCAATCGTATTCATATGCATTTGGTGGTTCGGCATATGCAACTGCGCAATACTCATACGCGATTGGTTTTCAAGCGGAGGCAACGGCACAATCAGGTGTTGCAATAGGTCGTGCATCAAAATCAACAATTATTGGTAAGTATGCTTACGCCAGCGCAGAATTCTCAGCGGCAGGAGATGCCCAAACTGGAACTTTTGTCCTTCGTCGAGCAACAACAGATGCAACCGCAACTGTTTTAACAACAAATAGCTCAACAGCAAGCACAAACAATCAAGTCATTCTTCCAAACAACTCAGCCTATGCATTTACAGGCATTGTTGTAGCCCGTCGGCAAGCATCTGGTGGCACAGATTCGGCAGCGTGGAAGATTGAAGGTTTGATCCGCAGGGAAGGCGCAGCAAACACCACGACTCTTGTTGCTAGCACTGTCACCGCGATCGATAACACGCCGGGATGGACGCTTGCTCTGTCTGCTGATACCACAAACGGTGGTTTGAAAGTAGAAGCAACAGGAGCAGCATCAACTAACATTCGCTGGGTAGCGACTGTTCAAACTTCAGAAGTTACTTACGCATAAGGACTAACATGGCAATCAGCATCAATCTTGAAACCTCCCAGTACGGTATCCCGTTCAACGGCGCCTACTTCCGCATTGTTACTGCTGCGATCAGTCGTCAGCGAGCAGGTGGCGCAAAGTTCAACGTAATGATCGATGTCGCTGGGTACGGCACTGCTAACCCTGGTGACGATACGCGGGATGTAGACTTTCGTCGCTACCATGTTGCGCTGGAAGATGTTGAGTCGCAACAGGGTGCTGCGTTCCTCGACAAGTGCTATGCGTGGGTAATGACTCAGGCTGATATGGCTGGTTCGCAGGCCGTGTAATGTTTGGTCATTGGTCGTTTTCAGAAGCACCGTTTTCTTCATTAGCAGGGCAAGGAGCCTATGCCAATGTAACCGGTGTTTCTGCGACCGCGTTTCTCGGGTCTGTTTCTGTTGCGACAGAGACGATAGTTCTCCCGACTGGTGTATCGGCATCTGGTTTTGTTGGGACTGTATCGGTAACTGGTAGCGCATTAGTCCCGGTTACTGGTGTTGCTGCGACTGGTCAAGTTGGCAATGTCACTATTGCTGTTGTTGTACCTGTTACAGGTGTATCAGCGACAACAGCTCTAGGGACTGTCACAGCATCTGGGTCTGCGGTTGCTCCTGTCACCGGTGTTTTTGCCACTGGACAGACTGGTCAGGTTGTTGTCACTGCGTCTGCCAATGTCCCGCTGACTGGCGTATCAGCAACAGGCCAAACTGGGACAGTCACGGTTCTTGTGGTTGTTCCTGTTACTGGTGTGCAGGGAACGACTGTTCTCGGGACTATTACTCTCCAGAGCAACAACTTCCTAGATGTCACCGGATTCCAGGCGACAGGTTTGATAGGGACTGTTACACTGACCGGCGTATGGAGCAACCCGGACGACGAGGCTAATGTGTGGACAGATCTTGTTCCTGGATCCAATGTCTGGACGCCCAAAGCGACCGGATCTAATACTTGGACGACGCAATGAGAGTTGTCTTTGGTCAATGGACCCCTGATCGGCCTGGGATTGCTGGCAACCTGACGGAAGCCAAAAACATCACCCCGAGTGCGTCAGGCTATGGACCGCTGAATGGCACGGCGAATCTGTCCGATGCTGCCAGCCAGAGTTTGCTGACTGTATTTCCTGGTCGGTGGGCTGGCGCTACTACTCTATTCGGTGCTGGCGCAACCAAGCTATTTAAGTTCGACCCTGCTGACTCTGATCTGGATGATGTCAGCCGGACGCCAACTGCATACAGTACGACAGATTTCTGGCAGTTTGCACAGTTTGGTTCTCAGGTCATTGCGTCCAACGGCGTTGACAAACTGCAAGCCTGGAATATGGCATCCAGCACAGTGTTTGCTGATTTGGCTGCTGCTGCTCCGACCGCATCGTTTGTGACTGTTGTGCGCGATTTTGTTGTTGCTGCCAAAACGTCAACTTATCCCAATCGCGTCTATTGGTCAGATATAAACGACGAGACTGATTGGACTCCTGGCGCTGCTAGCCAATCTGACACTCAGGACATCCCAGACGGTGGTGAGATCCGTGGGATTACCGGAGGCGAGTTTGGTGTTGTGCTGATGGAGCGTGGCGTCGTTCGCATGACGTACATCGGCGCTCCGCTGTTCTTCCAGTTTGACAACATTGCTCGCAACATTGGCTGCTATGAGTCTCGGTCGATTGCTCAGTATGGCCCGATGACGTTTTTTCTGAGCGATGACGGGTTTTTTGTCACCGATGGTCAGACTGTCAAACCTATTGGCGCAGAGCGAGTTGATCGCTGGTTCTACTCCAATGCAGACCCGTCTCAGTTTTCCAAGATGTCTACGGCAGTTGATCCTGTTAACAAAATTGTTATCTGGTGCTTTCGTGACATCTTCAACGTCCAGAAGTTACTGATGTACAACTGGGCTGTTGACAAGTGGACGCATGGCGATTCTGGCGCGGATTATGTGGCGTCTATCGCTACAGCATCGACCACGCTGGAGCAGCTCGACAATATCTCCGCTAGTCTGGATGCGCTGCCTGCCTCGTTGGATTCGCGTCTGTGGACTGGTGGCAAGCTGATCCTTGGTGGTGTATCCGGGGCCAGGATTGTCACGTTTGCTGGGTCTGATCTAACCGGGACGATCAATACAGGCGACATCACACTAGAGGGCCAGGAAACGCTTATACGGCTCGCTAGGCCACAAATCGACAACGGTAGTGCTACGGTATCAGTCGCGTCTCGTTATCGCCTAGATGGGGCTATTTCGTACTCTACAGCCGTTGCTGCTGACAGCGAGAATCGGGTCAGTCTCAGGTCGCGCGGCAACTATCATCGGTTGTCAATCACTCCGACAGGGAACTTTGACACTGCTGTCGCTGTCGATGTTGACCTTGTTCCCGCGGGTATGCGCTGATGTTCAGACGGTTGCCTCAGCAGGGTGGTAGTCAGCGAGAGGTTGCTGAGATCGTCAATCGGATTCTTGACGGGAAGATTAACAGTCTCGGCTATATCACTCTTGCAACTGGTGATGCTACGTCTACCACGCTGTATGACGCGCGGATCAGTCCTGAGAGCTTGATTCTGCTGATGCCATCGTCTGCTGCGGCAATGGCTGATCCTGTGCCTTATGGTGCGTTTCAGGATACGACAGATCAGGCTGCTGCTAATACGACAACGGCCTATGCTGTTTCGTTTAACACCACGGATTTTTCCAAGGGTGTCAGCATTGTCAGCAACTCTCAGATCACGTTTGAGACTGCTGGGGTGTACAACATCCAATTTTCGATTCAGTTTGCAAACGACGACACGCAGATCCAGGACGTAGATATTTGGTTCAGGAAGAACGGGACTGACATTGCTGGAAGCAACTCCAAGTTTTCTGTGCCAAACAGTCATGGTGGGACAGACGGTCACCTGATTGCTGCATTGAACTTTTATGTGCAGGTCGCTGCAAACGATTATGTCCAAATCATGTGGGCGACGAGTAGCATACTGGTTACTATTGAACACCTAGCAGCGCAGACCAATCCGACTAGGCCAACGACACCGAGTGCTATCGTTACCGTCAACAAGATCGATGAGTCATCTACGTCTGATGTATATGCGTCTTCCATAGGATACGGTCAGGCAACGATCAGTCATTTTGCAAACTCAACTGCGGATAAGACGTTTAGATATGTCGTCCTTGGTTAGAGTGTTTGTAGAGCCGCAGAGACTGCGGGATGTGTGGGAATTTGTAAGACCTGGACTGCTGGAGGTTAAGAGGGCGAGCAGGGATCAGTGGATACCGGAGGATGTGTATGCCGACTGTTTTGAGGGTCGGTCAATGCTCTGGTTAATGGTAGAGGACGGAAATCCTGTCGGGTTTGGAGTTTTGCAACCGATGGGTGACACTCTGCATATCTGGGCTGGTTGGGGCAAGTTTCTGATGGAAGATGGATTCCGTCATGCCCACGAGATTGCGCTCGCAGGTGGAGCGCGTAAAATCTCATTCGACAGCAGACGTCCTGGGTGGGCGAAAATAGCCGGTAAATTTGGATTTAAGCCGGTTAAATGGATTGCAGAGGTGAAAAATGGGTTCCAGAAACAGGCCGGAAGTTACCGAAGCTAGGATTGATCCTAGGCTCGTTCCTTTTGTCGAGCAGGGTCTGAGTGGTGCTCAGAGTCTATTCCAGACCGGGCAGTTGCAATATCGAGATCCTGCTACCGGTGAAATGCGAGCGGGTTATGTGCCGCAATATTTCCCTGGTCAGACGTTTGTCGGCCCATCGCAATACACACAGCAGGGCATTCAGTCTGCTGCTGAACGCGCACAGGCAGGATCTCCGCTAGTTCAGCAAGCTCAACAGGCTGTCGGCGGGTTAACTGGTTTCCAGTCACCCGGTGCTGGTATGTTCCAGAATGTCTACGGTGCTGCTGGATATAACCCAGCCGCTGCAATGTATGGTGACATTTATGGTGGTGCTGGATTCAATCCTGCTGCTGCCGGGACTCAGGCTACTGCTAGCGGTGCGTATCTCGGAGCAAACCCGTTCCTACAGGGCGCGTTCCAGTCGATGGCTCGCCCGATCACTGAGCAGTTCCAGCAACAAGTCCAACAGAATCTGAGCGCAGCATCTCGTGCTGGTCGCCTGGGGTCTGGTGCTTTGTCTGGGTTGCAGGAAGGTGCTGCTGGTCGATTGGCAGAGGGATTGACTGGCCTGGGTGAGCGTCTTGGATTTCAGGGCTACCAGATGGAGCGTCAACTCCAGGAACAGGCTCTGGCGCGTCAACAACAGGCTGCACAGCAACAATTGGCGACTCAGTTGTCGGCTGCTGGTGGTTTGGGTCAGACTCAAGCGCAGATGCTGGCCGCTCAACTCCAAGCTGCACAGGGTCTGACTGGTGCTGCTCAGGGTGCTGCTGGTGTTCAGTTGCAAGCATCTCAGTTGGCTCCTGCGCTTGCAGAACAGGATTACGCTGGAGCGCAGCGGATGTTGCAGCTCGGGCAACTCCAAGAACGCTACGGGATGCAAGAACTCCAGGATGCAATCAACCGCTACAACTTCCAGCAGCAGGCACCGTATCGTGCGCTGCAACAATTCAGCTCATTCCTGTCTGGATTCCCTGCTGGTCAGCAACAGGTCACTCCGTCCTACACGAATCCAGCTGCGTCTCTGCTTGGTGGTGCGGCTCTCGTATCCGCATTCAATCAACCCCAGCAAGCTCCTGCTCAGGGAGGTTAATCATGGCTGATCCGGTTTCTCTTGCTGCGTTTGGCGCTGTCGCTGGTGCTGCTACCAACAAAAAAGATCCGCTGAAGGGCGCTCTGATGGGCGCTACGCTTGGATTCGGTGGTGGTCAACTCGCCCCTACCCTGCTAGGTAGCAGTGCTGCTGCTGGTGCCGCTGGAGGTAGTTTCATGCCTGCTGCTGCACTAGAGACGCAAATGGCTGCTGCCCCGGCTTCTGCGCTGTCTGGGTTGGTGTCAAAAGCCGCTACACCACAAGCATTGATGGCTGGATCTAGGCTGGCGTCATCCATGCAACCGCAGATGCCTCCTGCTCAGGCATTGCCATTGAGACAGGGCAAAGACGTTCCGTTGTCGCTGGAGCAGATCCAGGCGGTTAATTCTGGGTTGTTTGATACGCCGAGCATGATGCGTGAGTACACCATGATGCGTGATCCGCTTGGCCGACAGCTCATTAATCCCATTGGCTACATCGAACCGATTGAATCGCGCAGACTGTCTCTGCTGTGAGGTGAATGATGGATGGAATCCTCGATCGACTGTTCCCGCAACCTCAGTATGTGTCTGGGTTGCTTGGAGATGAGTCGCAGATCGCACTGCAACAGGCTCGCCAGCAGGGTCTGCTAGGTCTTGCTGCTGGTCTGTTGCAAGCCGGTGGCCCCAGTCGACAGAGAACCAACATCGGTCAGGCTATCGGTGCTGGTCTCCAGGCTGGGCAGCAGGCATATCGAGGTGCGCTGTCTGAGCAGATCCAGGGTCAGCAGATGGCGCTGAAGCTGGCTGAACAGCAGAGGTTGCAGCAGCAGCAGAGAGCCTTGCAAGGCATCATGCCGCAGTTGATGACGACTGAGCGTCAGCAAGCACTAACTATTGGGGCACAGGCTGCTGATCCATTGGCTGCGCTAATCCAGTCTGCTGATGCAGGTACACTGAACCGTCCTGTGTTGAATCAACAGGCACTAAGCCAGATTTCCGCATTGCTGCCACCAAAAGACTTTAAGGATTTGATGTCTGCATTGCAGACTCGTGTTGAATTGACGCAAGGCCCAAAGCCAGAAATTAGAGAAGCTGGCGGTGGTTTGTATTCTGTAGCTGGTGGTCAAGCAACTCAGTTGGTTGCACCAAAGCCTGAAAAACCGGCTCAATTTACTGGTGAAGCTGCAACGATTGCCCTTTCAAACTTTGGAACCACTGATCCAAGGCAGTTGACTCAGGAGCAGATGGCCCAAATCCCAAGGCTCATTCAAGAACAAAGGCTGGCAGTGGCTGCTGCTGGTAGACCCTCAGTTGATGTAAAAGTTGGAGAGGGTGCTGCTAACTTGTTGATCAAATCTCAAGTTGAGCGCGTCAACAATACTCAAGCTGCGGCAGATGCTGCTGCACAGACACTTAGAACCACTGCTGGGCTTAAACCGCTTATTGAAGAAGGTGTCTTCTCTGGCCCATTGAGCGGTCAAGCGACTGTTGTTGCGCGATTGGCTAGTACTCTTGGTGTTACCGGTCGTAATACGCAAGAGTTGTTGAACCGTACATCAGAAGCCATGCAGGGTCTTGCAAGGCTTGAGCTTCAGGCTGCTGAAGCGATGCGCGGACAGGGTGCTATTACTGAGAATGAGCGTGCATTGATTGCTCGTGCTGCTGGAGGCAACCTTGCACAGTTCACCTCTGGTGAGGTTAAGACGCTGCTTAATGCGCTGGAAAAAACCTCTCAGTTTACGATTGGTTCGCACAAGCGTCAGGTTGATGCGCTTCGCAAGATTCTGCCTGAAGAAGCTCGATCTTATGCTGATGCGTTTACGACTGAGTATGAGATTCCTAAGCCTTCGCAGGTTCAATCTGGAAGGAGTCGGTGGTAATCATGGCAGACATTACTGTTACCTTCACAGACGGCTCCACGCACCTGTATGAGAATGTTCCAGAGTCTGTGACTCGTGAACAAGTCATGCAGCGAGCTGCAAAAGACTTTTCTAATCGAGAAGTCATTGATGTAAACCGGGTTTCCTACGCAGAGATGGGTCCGGGTGAGGTTGCGATGCGTGGTGTCGCTGCATTACCTCGATCAGTTGGCAAGATGGTTAGTGATATTGCATCTGCGGTAATGAGTCCCGTACAGACTGGCAAAGCTGTTTTAGACGTTGCTGCTGGTACGTTGCAGAACATCCTGCCTGAAAGGTTGGTGCAGGCTATTGGAGAGGATCGAGCTTCGAGAGAGGCTGCTAGCCGTGTAGCACAGATGTATGCAGATCGGTATGGGTCTGTAGATGCAGTCAAAAAAGTGATTGCAACCGATCCTGCATCTTTTATGGCAGACGTATCTACGGTGTTGACTGGTGGCGCTATGGCCGCTGGCAGGGTTCCTGCGGTATCCGGCGCTCTATCCACTGCTGCAAGTTATGTAGATCCGTTGTCTCTCACTGCAAAAGCCGCAGGAACAGGTTTGCAAGCTGCTGGTGCTGCTGTCCCGAGTATGCTCGGTATGACTACCGGCGCAGGTCGTGAGGCTATTGAACAAGCCTTCCAAGCTGGTCGAGAAGGTGGTGCTAGAGCGCAGCAATTTACCGAGAATCTTCGCAGTCAAGTGCCAATGACTGATGTTCTTGGAATTGCAAAACAAAATCTTGAGCAGTTTCGTGCTGATCGTGGCGCAATGTATCGAGCAAACATTGCAAACATCAAAGGCGATAAGACTGTTCTATCGTTCTCTGGGATTGATAGCGCGCTGCAAAATGCTTTTGATAAGGTGACTTTTAAGGGCAAGGTCAAAAACCAAGAAGCGGTTGATCGACTGAACGAAATCAAGACGATGGTCGATGATTGGAAGGCGCAGAATCCTGCTGACTTCCATACTGCCGAAGGTTTGGACGCGCTTAAACAAAGCATTGGTCAGGTTGTTGAAAGAGTTCAGCCAAGAACTCAGGCAGACATGGTTGTTAAAAATGTCTACAACGCCGTAAAGTCTGAGATCAGCAAGCAAGCTCCGACATACGCTAAGACGATGCAAGCGTACTCTGAAGCTACGGATCAAATCAGAGAGATTGAGCGAGCTTTGTCACTTGGTGATAAGGCGTCTGCTGACACTGCGATGCGTAAGTTGCAATCGCTCATGCGGAACAATGCAGCCACAAATTATGGCAACCGATTGAATTTGGCTCGTGAACTAGAGCAACAAGGCGGTCAGCAGATGTTGCCAGCTTTAGCTGGTCAGGCTCTAAGTGAGATGGCTCCAAGAGGTATTCAGCGAGCGACTGCTCCAATTGGTGGCATCGGTCTATACTCGCTTGGCGGCATTCCTGCTGCTGCTGCTGGTGCTGCAATGTCTTCTCCTCGTATTGTTGGCGAGGCAGCATTTGGCACTGGTCAGTTGACTCGTGGTCTGCTTGGTGCTGGTCAGATGCTTCCAGAAGCAAATTATCCAGCGATATTGAATTTGCTTTATCAATCTGAACAACTGAAAGAGCAGTGATCATGGCAAAGACTAAGATCAGCGAGTTCGACACTAATCCAGACCTCAACACTGACATCAACAGCATTAACATCGCGGAGGGGTGCCCACCTTCGTCGATCAACAATGCGATTCGGACGCTGATGTCGGACCTGAAGGAATGGCAATCCGGCGCTCAGGACATTTATGTCGCTCCGGCAGGAACCGCTGCCGCTCCGTCTTGGACGTTCAACGGTGACACAGACACTGGTTTGTATCGAGTCACTGCAAACGAGCTAGGTGTTGCTGCTGGCGGGTCTGCTGTTGGTCGATTTACCAGCGTAGGATTCGTCGGAAATGTTACAGGCAATGTTACAGGCAATGTTACAGGCAATGTAACGGGTGATCTGAACGGCAACTTGACTGCTGCATCACCGACTGCTGCTACCCAAGCTGCTGGTACAAACAACACGACAGTAGCAACAACTGCATTTGTTCAGGCTGCGCTAAGAGCCTTGTATCCTGTTGGAAGTCTGTATTTCAACGCTACTAACGGAACCAACCCAGGCACTCTACTAGGCTTCGGTACATGGGTAGCGTTTGGTGCTGGCCGTGTTCCTGTTGGTTTTGACAGTGGTAATGCGCTGTTTGACTCAGCAGAGGAGACGGGTGGTAGTGCTGATGCGATCGTTGTCAGTCACACGCATTCGTTCAGTGCTACGACAGGCGGTCAGAGCGCAACGCACACGCATTCAGGAACGACTGATTCTGCTGGTACGCATACTCATACTGCAAACTTTGGCAATTCGCTTGGCGGCAATGATTTCTTCTTTGAAGGGCGCCTTAATCAGGTTGGCAACATTACTGACGGTATCAACTCTGCCGGCGCTCACACGCATACCTTTACAACTGGTAACGCTTCAGGCGATCATACGCACTCGGTATCTGGTACGACCGGCAGCACTGGTTCGTCCGGTACTAATGCCAACTATCAGCCGTACATTACGGTTTATATGTGGAAGCGGACATCATGAGCGATGTAGAGCAACTCCGCGCTCACGTTGAAAAACTTGAGCAAAAGGTCGATACGCTAAACGACAGTATCAAAGACCTTGCTGAAGCCTGGAAGACCGCTCAAGCGCTTGTTGCGTTTATGAAGTGGTTAGCTGGTATCGGAGCTGCTCTGCTGGTGATGAAAGCTGCATGGGACAACTGGATTAAGTAATGCTCGATCCAGTCACCCTACTTGCTACTGCGACCGCAGTATTCAATGGCTTAAAAAAAGCCGTTGAGGTAGGGCGCGAAGCTGAAGATGTATTCGGTCAGCTTGGCAAGTGGGCTGGTGCTGTTGCTGACTTGCAGGAGTGGATTAGGACAGAGGAGGAGAATGCCAACAAGCCTCCTCCGTTGTTCAAGAAGCTAGTATTCAAAAAGAGCGCAACTGCGGAAGCCTTCGACACTTACGCTGCCAAAATCAAGGTAGCGCAGATGGAGGAGGAGATCCGGCATATGTTCACGCTGGGCGAACTCTGGTGGCTGGGCAAGGACGGTTATAACGAGTTCATTATGATGCGCCGGAAGATCAAAGAACAGCGTGAGAAGATGGTATACGATCAGATTCGGCGCAGGAAAAAATTAGTGCGAATGAGTGCCGATGCGATCTTTATTTCTGTCGTGTTGGGCATGGCGAGCATTATTCTGTGGCACATGATTGCGTTCATTATTGAGAAGTCATAATGACAAACGATGAGATTGAAGTCCGTGTTTGGGCTGTGATCACGTTGTCATTAACTGGCATTCTTGTTGTGTCTGTGTTGACGATCCTTGGTGGTGTGTTGTTTGTTGAGCATGACATGGATCGCATCAGTCCGATTGACGAGGCTTTTCTCGCCATCCTGAAAGACATCATGCTTTTGTGTATTGGCGCGATTGGCGGTGTCGTCGGTCGCAAGTCTTTGTCATCAGCACTGGAGAAGCGCAATGCTGCCAGCGATTAGTGCTCTGCTTCCGTTTGCAGGGAAGATTCTTGATAAGGTCATCCCAGATCCAGAGGCAAAGGCCAAAGCTCAAGCAGAGCTTGCACTGATGCAGCAAAACGGTGAGCTAGCTAAAATGGCTAACGAAACCGAGCTGTTTAAGACAGAACAGAATAATCTGACTGAGCGGCTGAAGGCAGACATGGGTAGTGACTCATGGCTGTCAAAAAACATCAGGCCGATGACACTTATATTTATCCTTGCTGGCTACTTTACGTTTGCAATGATGTCTGCATTCGGCAAGGACACAAACGCCAACTATGTCGAGCTGCTTGGTCAGTGGGGAATGTTGATCATGAGCTTTTATTTCGGCGGCAGGACGCTGGAAAAAATCATTGATATGCGAGGCAAAAAGTGAAAGGCAATTTCCCGCAGTGTTTGGAGTTTGTGCTGCACCACGAGGGGGGGTTTGTTAATCATCCCAAAGACCCTGGTGGTGTTACAAACCTCGGATGTACAAAAGCAACGTGGGAAAAATGGTGTGGTCATCCTGTCACTGTAGAGGACATGAAAAACCTCACCCCTGCTGATGTCATGCCGCTGTATCGACAGAAATACTGGGATGCTGTCAAAGCTGATGATCTTCCGACCGGGATCGATTACTGCGTGTTTGATACCGCGATCAACAGTGGTCCTGGGAGGGCTTCAAAGTTCCTACAGGAGGCGATTGGTGTCACGGCTGACGGAGCTATTGGCCCGTTGACATTGAGGGCTGTAGCGGCTGCTGATGCGCGTCAGGTTATTGAAGATTACTCTGCTGCGCGATTGAAGTTCTTGCAGGAACTTGCAACGTGGGACACCTTTGGCAAGGGCTGGGGTCGCAGGGTTGATGATGTGCGTAAACAGGCTTTGCTAATGCTGCATTCGTGACAGAAAGCAAACTTCCATTTAAGTCTGTCAGGATCAATGGTCGTCGATGGTCCATTGAGTTAGTTGAGCAGATCAACTCTGACGGGACTGATTGTGTTGGTCTGTGCGATACAGCCGACCGTAAGATTTACCTACAGTTTGGGTCTACTGGCAAGCTCCAGGACACGCTGTTTCACGAGATGGTTCATGCCTCCTGCCCTACGCTGACGGAAGAGCAGGTTTGTGAGGTCGAGCGAGGCGTCTACGCGATGCTAGCCGATAACCCTACCGTCAGGAAATGGTTGTTTAAGAATGCCTCGGTTGATTGAGGATGCTGAGTTCTGGGCTGCTTATGATGGCAATCCGTCACCGACTGCAATGTCACGCAGGTTGGGCATTAGTATCAGGGCTGTGCAGGATCGTCTGAGGAGGAACGGTGTCGCTGGTATGGATGGAACTCCGGCGACTATTTCAAATCGCATTATCGCCAAATTAAAAGCCTCCGGTCGGGTTGAGGTCGAGGTCACGAATGGCAAGATTGTCATCTTCTCTGACGCGCACTACTGGCCTGGGTATATCTCCACCGCGCACCGCGCTCTGCTAAAGGTCATTGCTGCTGAAAAACCGTCAGTCATTGTTTGCAACGGCGATGCGTTTGATGGCGCTCAGATCAGCAGATTCGGCAGGCAGATGTGGGGCAAGGCTCCTACTGTTATGGAGGAGCTGAAGGCTGTCAAAGAGCGGCTGGATGAGATCGAAAAGGTTGCACAGGGAGCTAAGTTGTTCTGGCCGCTAGGCAACCACGATGCGCGGTTTGAGACCACGCTGAGCAACAAGGTCTCAGAGTTTGAGGGTGTGCAAGGATTCCAGCTCAAGGATCATTTCCCGTTTTGGACTCCATGCTGGTCATTGTTTGTGAACGATGACATCGTTATCAAGCACCGCATCAAAGGCGGCATTCACGCGACCAGGAACAACACTCTGAACGCTGGCAGGACAACTGTCACGGGCCACCTGCATCAGTTGAAGGTTACGCCGTTTTCGGATTACAACGGCGTTAGATACGGAATCGACACTGGTACGCTGGCCGATCTGTACGGGCCACAGTTTGCCTACAACGAGGATAGTCCTGTTGACTGGCGATCAGGATTTATTGTTCTATCGATCAACGAAGGAAAGCTCCTCTACCCGCAGGTGGCGCAGGTACGGGCAGAGGGCGAGGTCGAGTACAAAGGTGAGATTATTTCGTGTTGATCTCAATGAGCTTGTTGATGTACCACTGAGCTTTTTTGAGATCTTCGATCCCGTTTTTGTGTTTCCAGCGCCACAGGTATTTGATTGCGTTGCCAGTGCAGTAGGCTTCGACTCCGTCTAAGCCTGTGCAGGCTGCTGTAATTCCGTCAATCGCTTCGATCCCACCCTGTTTGTAGTGGGATGGATTGATTGGGTCAGAAAGGAACAGAACTGTCTCCATCGTCATAATCTGCCTTCTGTGGTTTGTCTTTCGGTTCAGCCAGCATAGCCCAGCCATCCCAGCCAACAGGGACAGCGTTGAGCTTCAGACTCATGCCTTTCTGGGTCTGGATGACTGACCCAATTTTCATCCAAGACTTTTTCTCTGAACCGTCTTTTGCGGTGTAGGTTCCAGTCGCAGCTACTACATCAAATTTTACCGGCATTCAAGCTCTCCATTGCTTTGTTGACTTCATCCAAGAACTTCGTCACTCCTTCCTCTAGCTTTTTGATCTCCTCCTTCTTGGGTTGAAACCGTACAACAAACAGTTGCAGGTGATCTGGAACTCTAGGATCGAACGACACAAAGTCGCACCATTCCCTGCCTGTACAAGCTAACTGAGCCAGCATCTGCTTCTGATACTTTGCTGGAACCTTGCCAGCCATCAGGTAGTCGATGTGCGTTGTTGAGTTAGGACACTTGATCTCGACCAGTCCATCCTCGACATAGCCATCCGGTGATGCGCCAAACCACGCTATTGTCTGGTGCTTGACAAACGGAGCATCTGAGACGAACGAGTCACCCTTTAGTGTGGCTTGATACACCACACGCGCCAGAGGCTCAGTCTCTGTCCCCCACTGCATTGCTGCGTTGGTGAATGACTCCTGCTGTTGTCCTGTCAGTCGCTCGGTGACTAGCTGCACGAGGTAGTTTCGTCTGGCAGCAGTCTCTGGGCCAGCCAGAGCATCCGATACCCTGGATGCAGTGACTGACCCGAGACGCGCAGCAAACCATTCTGGGCTGCGCTGTTCCATCACTTGATCTCCATCAGTTCAGCCTTCCTGCGGTTCTTTGCGTCCTCGATCACAGTCAATGCTTGCTGATCACCCTGGAACTGCTTAAAGGCTTTGGCATAGCAGGACTTGAGGTCATCCATCGACTGTGTGTTGAGGATGATCTGTGCGATGACATCCGGGTTCAGCGGCTCCTTCTTGCTGGCAGCGTTGCCATCGTCATCTTCCGGGGCAATGCCGCAGGCTGACATGAGCGAGTACCTTCTTGCATAGGTCAGAGCGCTCGCAAAGCCCTGGGCATCTTGTTTGGTTGCTGGCATATGCAGTTTCCCAGCAGACAGCATCTCTCCAGACTCATGTATAAACATTGTTTCTACAATCACACCGTCAGCACACTCGTGGGTCTGCTGCATTAGCATGATCCCGTTGTTGTTCAGACCGTCAATGACAGCCTCTACGACTGCGCTCAAATCAGCGTACTTGCTCTTGAAGTGAGGATTGCGACTGGTCTTGAGTGCTGGCCCAAACTCGCGCTGTGCTTTGACGAGTGCGGATGCGATCTGCTTCATGGTCTGTCCTTTCTGAGATGGGTTTCCAACCGTGTTTGCGCCATGTAATTGTTACGTCTGTGGCGGCGCTGCTTCTCCAGACGAAATCGGGGTCATTGATCATGCTGCGAGCGCAAAGTAGAACAGCACAGTCAGCATTGCACCGGCAATGCTCCACAACAATCCGTCAATGATTTTGGCCTTGAGGTTGTCACTCTCCTGGTGACGCTGAACCTCGTATTCCCAGCGATCCTGATCGTTTTCCATTGTGTGCTCCTTGTTGAAGGTGAAGCCACTGTAAACCAGTCCTTTTCAGTTGTCAAGCGATTGTTAGTGTGGTGTAATGCGAACAGGAGGTAACACAATGAACGTCTCAAATGCTCTCGACTATGCGGCTGCCATCGCAGGCGGCAAAGGCAAGCTGTGCGTCTTGCTTCAGCTACACCGTCAAAACCTCTATTCCTGGAAGAAGGCTGGTCGAGTCCCGATCAGTCGTGCGCTACAGATAGAGAAGCTGACGGATGGACAGGTAAAAAAAGAGTGGCTAGTCCCAGGATTTTTCAATGACAACACTGACAGCGCGCAGCAAGTGGCTGCTTGAGGGTGACGGTTACCGTGTTGCCATCGTCGAGCACTACAACGGATTCACAAAGCGCAAGCATGACCTGTTTGGCTGCATCGACATCCTGGCAATCGGTGACGGTGAAACCATTGCAGTACAGACCACCAGCAAGTCCAACATGAGCAGCCGCAGACGCAAGATCCAGGATGCTGACGCCTATCCTGAGATGGTTCGTGCAGGTTGGCGCATCCAGATTCATGGCTGGTACAAGGAAGGCAACCGCTGGCAGTGCAAGGTGGAGGAGCTATGCTGATCCCACTGACAAACGAGGATGCCCGTAGGAGGGCATTGGAGGCCGTACAAGCCGCTAAACCGGGTTGGGTGGTGTCGATCTCCAAACCTAACCGCTCAACCGCTCAGAACTCGCTTTATTGGGCAGTCTTGCAAGCGATCAGCGAGCAGATCATGCCCGGTGGTCAGGGACATTGTCCGGACACTTGGCACATCTACTTCAAAACTCTGTTCCTGCCTGGACGGATGCGTGAGCTTCCGGGTGGGCAGATGGTTGAGCTGGAGCCGACAACGACAGGGATGACGACTGCTGCATTCAGCGAGTATGTTGAAAAGGTCATTGCATGGGCTACTGAACGAGGATTTGTATGGACGGAGGACTTGAGTGCGATGCGTGTGGAACGCGACACGATAATGCAGCTCCCAAGCATCTACCAGACGGAAGCGTAGTCCCGTTGCAGTCCAGAGCCTATGCAGCGTTTTGTGAGGCTCAATTTGTGTTGAAGATGCGCGGGAAGGATAGACGTAGAGCCTATCTTGAGCTAGTAGAGAAGGCTCGCGGCATGGGTGACAGAGAGGCGTTGCAGGCTGAAATCATGAGGTGGCATCGTGTACAGAAATAAGGCTTTGTTGAGAGCAGTCGCCAGTCTGCCTTGTCAGTTGTGTGGCAAGGAACACGAGACCCAGGCTGCTCATGCTAATTGGTCTGAGTACGGCAAAGGCATGGCTATCAAAGCTCACGACTGCTATGTCGCAGCTCTGTGTGTGTCGTGCCATCACAACATCGACCAGGGATCAAAACTCAACTACGGAGAGCGAAAAGAGCTATGGGAAGCCGCATGGAGAAAAACAATACTGGTGCTGTTCGAGCAAAACCTCGTCGCGCCAAAGTGAGCATCACTGAGTCATTCTTGGATGTGTTGGCAATGTTGCAGCGTGAGGCTGTCACTGCACAGGAGATTGCACGGCAGACTGGGATGTCAATCGAGACTGTCAGGGGGCTGCTCAAAAAACTGCACCAGCGGAAGATGGTCTATATCAATGACTGGGAGATCATTCTGAACGGCAGGATCAAGCTCCCGATGTACAGGTTTGGGGCTGGCAGAGACGTTCCCAGGCCGCAGAGACAGCCTAACTACCTTGTGCAGCGCAGGTTCAGGGAGGTAAAAAAATCCAGACAGGTGTTTGACCCGTTTTTTGCAATGTGTCGTCCAATGTTGTAAGATTGCTCTGTTGGCATGGAAACCGACAGTTGAAAGCCCTTAATGCTACCTCTCGCCCAGTCTCTCCGGTCTGGGTTTCCATCGAGGGGATAGCACTAAGGGCTTTTTTGTTTGTTCCGCGCCACTCCAAGTCAACCGCACGAGGTAAGGTCATGGAAGGCGAGACTAGTACAAACAAAAAGACTGTGCAGCAATTGCACAGTGCGACAGACCCTAAGTTTGCAGTCTTTATGCGATCTGAGTCTGGTCAATCAGCAAAGTTTAAATTCCTGCACGACAGCTTAGAAACGGCCATCGAGAGATGCAGGGAATACGCATCCAATGCAATCAGTCACGGTCATTTTGACTTTACCTACTATGCCATTGAGATCAAGCATCGTGTTGGCATTGAGCGTGGAAAGCCTGTTGATGAGTCAATGAAGTAAGGACTATTCGATCCCAGCAACTGCTGGGCGTACTCCGCACGACAGCAAGAGCCTGCATGGGCTGCGCGGAAGAAAACACCGGCCAATCCTCACCCGAATTGTTGCCGACCAGACTCTCTGCGAGGTACTGGACAACATCATTGCTGATAGGGTGGTAGACCCAGCAGTGATGGATGAATCGCAGCCGCTAGGTACTCTGGCCCTGTCAGCATAGGCAGTGGTGGGAGAGGTGGGAAGCTAGACAATGGCTACCACCCTGGGGGATCTATACCTAAGTAGAAATAAAGCTATAGATCATCAGAAATCAATACAAAAAAATCATCACTCATCGAGCAGTGAAAGCACTATGCTACGCACTCTCACAGGAGCAACCATGAAACCAGAAGATGTCACGCAAGAGTGTTGGGATGACTTCATTGCCCACAGAAAAGCCAAACGAGCAATCATCACTGTTCGAGTAGTGAAAAAAATCAGGGATGAAGCTCACAAAGCAGGATGGACGCTAGAGCAGGCTCTAGATCACATGGTGTTGATGGGCTGGAGAGGTTTTAAGGCTGACTGGGTAGGAAAAAAGACCCAAAAGCAGGATCTCTGGGATCAGCTCACCGGGCGCAACATCATTGACATGGAGCAAGCAAGATGCAGAGCTATTGCGAACGGTTGATTGAGCGGTTTGGTCTGCTCTGGGGTAGGCAAAAAGTTCTCACTCAGTTTGGATCGACTCCAGCCGAGATTGCTGCCGCTAAGGATGCCTGGGAGGATCAGCTCAGATCGACGCCACCAGAGGTCATCAAGCGCGTCCTAGACCATCTAAGGACAGATCCACCGGATTGGCCTCCATCACTCGCGCAGTGGATCAAGCTCTGCAAGGAACACAACAGGGCAGAACACAAACCTGCGCTGCCACCACCGGCGAAAGAGATCACTCCAGAAGGCCAGCGGATCATAGAGTCAGCAGTCAGGCAGATCAGGACACCAGCATACGATCCGTTGCATTGGGCAAAGCATCCAAAGTCAGCACAGGCTGTCATGCTGCTCTGGAGAGGTGTCAAGCAAGACTCCAGGCTGAGAGACATCTGGGATCACCACATCGCCACAGATGGACGGGATTGCACACCAGAGGCTAGGGGTCAACTGCTGGCTATAAAAGAAATCTATAGACCTGTGTCTGTCGATTAAAAAATATTTTGCAGAAAGTTCACACAAGTCTGCAAGGTTCATGTAAAGTTACTCCATCGACACACACAATAGGAGCAGCAAACATGACACCACAGGAAAAACAGCTTGTAGACGCCATTAATGCAAAACCAAACCATCAAGTCTGGCCTAATAGATCTGGTGGTGGTGTGCAGATTGCGGTCACTCGTAGCAATGGAGTCAAGATCATTAGCGTGTGGTTTGGACGTTCCCAATCTGTGCAGCAACTGCAAGATATTCTGTCGGCATAAAAAGGAGCACAACATGAATGTCAAAGCATCAACACTTGCAATCGCACTCCAGGCTCTCAAGTGGGCGCAGAACCAGAAAGATTGTCCTGATCATCTCAAGTTTCTTGCCACCCTAGACGCGCAGGTCAACATCAGGGTTGTCTTAGATTCATTGCAGGTAGAGGTTGAGGATGAGCACTTGTGTTGAGTGTGGTTCTTGGTCATCCAAAACCTTAGAGACACGAAAAGACACTCGATACTGGTGGATCTGGAGACGAAAAAAATGTCAGGACTGCGGAGCAATCTGGTCAACCTACGAGGTTCCAGCGCAGTCACTGACAGCAGATCCTGCTAACCCAGACGGAAAATTGGAGCGCAGATGATGGAAATTGAGACAAGAATCCAAGGCATCCCTTGCATCGTAAAGCTGGTCAGCTATGAGCGAGTCAATGGATCTTTCTCTCGCAACGCTGCATCGGATCTGGATTACTACGGCTGGAGCGAGTCAACCTATCAGGTGTGTGATCGCAGAGGCAAGCCTGCTCCGTGGCTAGAGCGTAAGGCTACTGAGCAGGATTGGATGAACATTGACGTCCAGATGGATCGTGCTATGGAGTACGAAAATGACTAATGAACAAATAAAACAATTGATGCATGAGTCAAGAGCAGTCGAATGGTTTAATTCTGACAGCATGGACTGGCTGGAGTATGTAAATGTATTTGATAGGTTTGCAAGCCTTGTTGTTGCTGCCGAGCGTGAGGCGTGTGCGAAGGTGTGTGATGCTGAAGCTGACGAAATGACTGAGGGCGAGTGGACATCTTGCGCCATTTATCTTGCCAACAACATCAGAGCAAGGAGAGAGAAATGAGCCTTGACGCAATGAAGCAGGCGCTGGAGGCATTCAAATTATGGAGTCCTGCGTTGGGCCACGCATTGAACAAACGTGCAGAAGCGGTGATCGCCCTCCGCGCTGCAATTGATCAGGCAGAGAAGCAGGAGCCGCACTCCTTACTGTGCGTATGCGGCGCTGAGTGGGACATTTACCCAGATGGCAAAGAAGTGCTTGCATCCACCGCACCGCGCCAATGGCAAGGGCTGACGGATGAGGAGATTGACGAGCTAGCTCTGGACGAGAATGGTTTACCAAACAGCCATATTGAGTTTGCTCGCGCCATCGAAGCAAGACTCAAGGAGAAGAACACATGAAAAATTTAATACTAGGAACTGTTATTGGAACAGCAATTGGTGTTGCTTACACATTGTGGTGGGTTTTTAAATGAGCAATTTCATTGAGGAGAAAAACACATGAGCAAACTACAACCCGTAACAATCTCAGACAAGTACAAAGAAGCCGCAGCGGAGATGCTGCACGAAGCGATTGACGAGAATCCAGACACAGCAATCATCATCTTGTTTTGGAAAGATCGTGGCCAGTTCAAGATTAAGACCAGTGCAACTCAAGATCGTTTGCAACTGATCGGAGCTTTGACTGAGGCATTGCACAAGGTAGTGCATGACGGATACGCATCATGACCTGCCCAGACTGTGAACGTTATAAAAAAAGTGCGGCAATGTGGCGGAACAAAGCCTACGAAGCAGCAGGACACCCGCTGCCGTGGAAACCTGACGAGCTATGGCAAGGGCTGACGGATGAGGAATTGAGACAAGCCTATTGCGAAGTGTCAGGTAAAGAGTGGTGCCTTGGTGGGTTGGCTAACGCCCATACATTTTATGATGCCATCAAAGCAAAACTGAAGGAGAAGAACACATGATTGACCGCGAATTGATGCAGCAGGCGCTAGATGCGCTGGAGATATACGGCGCAAATTCACCTGACGTTGACCAGACCATCACCGCCCTACGCAAGAGGTTGGAGCAGCCGGAACAACCTATTGAGTGTATGTGTGGTCTCTGCAAGTTGGAACCAAAAACCGCTATCGGCACACTATTGAGCGACTAATGCAGACAGACAACGCAGAGACGGACTCAACGCTGTTATTTCGCACAATGGACACCTGCCCGATCAACAAAAAGGTGCAGTTGCTGAACCGGGCTGGAATATCAACAATCGACTGGTGGAATGGGACGGACCAGTGGTTTGTTGGCTGGTTCCCGCTGCCAAAGATCCCAGAACAAATCAAGAAGGAGCTATTCAATGGAAGCAGAAATTGAACAGATGTATCACGGCATCCCAGAGCAGCGATTGGTTGCGGCTGTCGTTGTCACTGCAATGCGTGATGCCTGCATAAAACCATTCAAGCCATTCGGAGAAAAACACTTCAAGATGACGTTTGACTGCATGACAGCGCATGATTTCTTGTGGACTGAGGCGCTGGAGTCATACCTTCATTATCTGGATGTGGAGGTGGGATACTTTCGTAAGGCTCTTCTCAAAACAATGGACGATGACACGGAGAAAAAGATTGGATCATTCAAACCAGAAGACAGACGAGCATTCCGGTTCAACAAGCGACTATGGGATGCTGAGCAATCCGGTGGACTGGTCAAGCCACTGGCTGATCCTGAATCAGATGAATGGAAATCTGTGGACCCATCTTTTGAACAAAAACTACAACGAAGCACAAAGTTTGTTGGTCGAAATAGCAACACAGGCCAGACTAATGTCGCAGTTCATCAAAATCCAGAAGGAGTCTGATCATGGCAACAATGTCTTTCGATGAGCTGTATGTCCGAGTTGTAGGCTGGTCACGAGCGCGACAGATCATCCCAAACTCAACCGCTAACGCTCAATTCCTCAAGATGGTCAGTGAGATGGGTGAGCTTGCAGACGGTATTGCAAAAAAAGATGTTGCTCTCACCGCTGACGCTGTGGGTGATGTCTTGGTGTGCATGATCAACTTCTGCGAGCTTGCAGGGCTGGATATGCTTGATTGCTTGGAAGGTGCTTACAACGAGATCAAAGACCGAAAAGGCACGTTAATGCCAAACGGTGTATTCATCAAGGAGACCATTGTATGAAACTGCCTACTGACTGCTATGTGATTCGTGGTATCACCTGGGTGCCGCACTGGATGAAGCCGGGTAAATTTGTTTCACCGGGGTATGGACGAAAACACAAAGTCGAGATGACAGCGCAAGAGCTGCTTGTCAAAGGCGCAAAAAAACAAACTGAGCTGCTGTTTCCGTCAGCCCGATAAATCTGGCACAATGGGGCGCTCCTTCATGGGTGTCTCCCCGTTGTGCCTCCTGCGTGGAGGCACTTTTTTTGATACCGAAACGATTGCATTTCGTCTGGGTTGGCGATGAGTCAAAACGTCCAGACGCAGAGATCCAGTCATGGATCGACAAAAATCCAGACTACAAAGTCAAAGTTTGGGGTAACAGCGACCTCAAATCTGGCTGGCTACTTGCCAAGCACATGAGGCACTTCAGTCAGCGAGAGCTTTGCGGTGTTGCTGACTGTATGCGCTGGGAGATCCTCTACAACCATGGCGGTATCGCATTGGATGCTGACAGTCTGTGCGTCAGACCGCTGGAGGACTGGCTGCTGGAGCCGGATGTCTTTGCCTGTTGGGAGTCAGAGACAAAGCGTCCAGGACTGATTGCAAACGGTGTGGTCGGATCAGTCCCGCGCCATCCGTTCATCGGTCAGATCATCAAAGACCTGGAAAACGACACTCCAGGCGACAGAATGGCCTGGGAGTTCTCTGGGCCAGCACGAATCACTCAGACAATGCACGAGCATGAGTTCAGCGATCTCACTGTTTATCCGTCTCACTATTTCCTACCTGAACACTTTGCTGGATCCCGCTACACGGGCAAAGGACAGGTTTTTGCAACGCAGGAATGGAAAAGTACGCGAGGTGGCTGGCAATGAGATTTTTGGTCACATCAGCGATAAACAACGACGAAAGACGCTGCTATGAGCTGCTAGGAACGCTTGAGAGCATCTGGAGGCGAATCCCGCTGGCGTCTATCGTCCTGACAGAATCATCGCGCTACAGGCCCGATAAAGCCTTCCTAGAGGCTATTCCAAGAAGGGTGCATCTAGTCCCGTTCTGGGATTGCGATTTTATCCATGAGGCGCATGACAGTGGATTGCCAAGAGGGTTCATCCAGAACTCAATTGAGATGCAGGTGATGATCCGGTCTCTGGATTGGCTGACTGAGGCGAACAACTATAAAGTTAGTGGTCGCTATCAGTTGACGGATGACTTTGATCCACGCTCGCATGACCCAGAAAAACTGGTGTTCAAGCGCAGGATTCCAACCGGGTTCAGTCTGGATGAGTGTGGCACGACGCATATGTACATGACTCGGTGCTACGGAATACCAAGCGTCCAGATTCCTACGCTTGAGCTGGCGTTAAAGCGCTCACTGGCATTCCATTGGTCGCAGTGGAAGGACAAAAAAGTGTTCGACATCGAGCATGGATTGTTCAAATTCTTGCCGGAGACAAGTGTGCAAGAAGTTGATAAGATGGGTGTTATTGGCCGTATTGGGCACCTAGAGCACATCGTCGAGGACTAAAATGCCGATCACCAGCAAGCAGCAACAGCGGTTGATGTACGCAGCAGCCGGTAGCAAGAAGGTCGCAAAAGAGACGGGTGTTCCGCAGAGTGTGGCTAAAAAAATGATCGAAGAAACGCCGAAAAAGGCTTACAGTCGGATGCCTGCCAAGAAGAAGGGGAAGATGTAATGCAATGCCCTATCGCCACGCAGGATCAAAAGGTCAACGACCGCAACAAGGCTGAGGCTGAGGCCAAAGCAAAATATGCGGAGTCTGGTGACGAAAGCGCGAGCTGTGGGAACTGTGCTCGGTTCCTGCAAACTCCAGAGATGATCGAGTGCATGGTCTCTGGTCTGCCGGAGGAAATGCAGGACATCGTTGATGACGATGACATCGGCTACTGTGCGCGATGGGACTTTCGCTGCTCAGAGGATTACGTCTGTGATCGCTGGCTGTCAGGTGGTCCTGTTAAAGGCATGACCGAGAAGCACAAGATCATGCTCAAGATGGCTAAGATGATGGAGGAAGATTAATGGGTACGACCAATCAACCGAAGTACAAAAAGCCCAAGCCTGCCAAGAACAACGCTCCAAAGTACCCGAAGAAATGAAGCCAATCTGGGACAAACCTCGGCCTAAGTCTGCTGGCAAACCTGATCCGCTGTCGAAGAAGCAGAAGAAGTCTGCAAAGGCGATGGCGGCTGCTGCTGGCAGGCCATACCCTAATCTGGTGGATAACATCAGGGCGGCCAAGAAGAAATGAAGTCACCTGCATGGACTCGCAAGGCCGGTAAAAGCCCGTCTGGTGGTCTGAATGAGGCTGGCAGGAAGTCTTACGAGCGAGCCAATCCAGGATCAGACCTGAAAGCTCCGGTGAAGTCTGGTGACAATCCTCGCAGGGCATCATTCCTCGCTCGGATGGGTGGTATGCCTGGGCCAGAGTACAAGGACGGCAAGCCAACGCGCCTGTTGCTGTCACTGCGAGCCTGGGGCGCGTCATCCAAGGCAGACGCTAAGGCCAAAGCTAAAGCTATCAGCGAGCGCAATAAAAAGTGATCGTAGACCACGATCCATACTGGCATTGCGTGATAGATGATTTTTTCACCAATCCAGATCAGCTAGCAAAAGATTTCCCGCAGCCAGATGATCCATGCTGGTTTCGGTATGACAGTCCGTTAGAGGTCAAGCGCACCTGCAACGACTGGCACAAGTTCCCACCAGAGACATACAAGACATTCGCATGGCTGACCAGCGACAGGTTTACAGCAAACCTGGAGGCGATGGTAGACGAGGACTTGTTCGCTGACGCAGGACTGCACGGTGGTGGCTGGCATCAGCACAGCAGAGGAGGGAAGCTCAATGTTCACCTGGATTACAACATCCATCCAAAGCTACACCTACAACGCCGTCTTAACCTTATCGTATACCTTACTTCTGATTGGAAACAGGAATGGGGTGGTGGGCTTGGTCTGTACAAAGACAGCCGAACTCTTGTTAAGACCGTTGAGCCGAAGTTCAACAGGGCAGTGATCTTCGACACTAGAGGCTCATGGCATGGACTGCCTGATCCAATCAAATGTCCAGCAGGTGTAACCAGAAACTCAATCGCTGTATATTATTTGTCTGAACCGGCAGCGGTGACAGACAACAGAAAACGAGCATTGTTTGCACCAACACCGGAGCAGATGGGTGATCCAGAGATCGACAAACTGATTAAGGATCGAGTAAAGGTAAAGTAAACCGATGACCCGTTAGGAGTCGGAATGATAGAAAAGATTGGAATCGACAAGCTGATTCCATACGCCAGGAATGCGCGTACACACTCGGACGAGCAAGTTGCCCAGATTGCTGCCAGCATCCGAGAGTTTGGGTTTAACAACCCTGTTTTGATAGCAGACGACAACAGCATCATTGCCGGTCACGGCAGGGTGATGGCTGCTCGAAAGCTAAACCTGTCAGAAGTGCCTTGCATCAGGTTGAGTCATCTGTCAGAGACTCAACGGAAGGCTTACATCCTGGCCGACAACAAACTCGCACTAAACGCTGGATGGGAGAACAACCTCCTATCTGTCGAGCTAGAGGAGCTTGTCAATAGCGGGTTTGACATTAGCCTTACCGGTTTCACGCAAGAGGAAATGGATGCGCTGAAGCCTGTAGAGGTGACGGAAGGATTGACGGACGAGGATGAGACTCCAGAGGTTCCAGAGGAGCCTGCCACGCGATTAGGTGACATCTGGCTGCTAGGCAAGCATAGGGTGATGTGCGGGGATAGCACGAGCATTGAATCACTAGAAACGCTTTGTTCTAACCAGTTGGTCGATATGTGGCTTACAGATCCACCCTACAACGTGGCTTACGAGGGTGGAACCAAGGAAAAGCTCACAATTAAGAACGATTCGATGGGCGATGAGCAATTCCGTCAGTTCCTCCGAGATTCCTACACAGCCGCTGACGCTGTGATGAAGGCCGGATCGGTGTTCTACATCTGGCACGCTGACTCGGAGGGTTACAACTTTCGCGGCGCGGCCAAGGACGCTGGCTGGACGGTTCGCCAGTGCTTGATATGGAAGAAGTCCAGTTTGGTGCTTGGGAGGCAGGACTATCAATGGCAACACGAGCCATGCCTATACGGATGGAAGGACGGCGCTGGTCACCTGTGGGCGTCGGATCGAAAGCAGACCACCATCTTAGAGTTTGACAAACCAAGCCGGAACGGCGAGCACCCAACAATGAAGCCAGTTGCATTGTTTGAGTATCAAATGCTCAACAACACCAAGGGTGGCGATGTCGTGTTAGACAGTTTTGGTGGATCAGGTACTACATTGATTGCAGCAGAAAAGAATGGCCGTTACGCTCGTTTAATGGAACTCGATCCAAAGTATTGCGACGTAATCGTAAAGCGATGGCAAGACTTTACAGGAAAGAAAGCAACGCTAGAGTCTACTGGTCAATTGTTCGATGAGGTAGTAAACAATCGTGGCTAGAAAAATAGGAGCGAAGGATCACAAGCCTACAGACGAGAACCGTAGGCTGGTTAAGATGCTTGCCGCGGTAGGTGCAAGGGTTGATGACATTGGCACAAAGCTAGGCATCAGCCATGACACTGTGCTGAAGTATTACCGGCAGGAACTTGAGGAAGGAAGGATCGACGCTAACGCTCAGGTTGCTCAGACTTTGTTCCAACAGGCAAAGTCAGGCAATACCGCGGCAATGATCTTCTGGATGAAAACTCGCGCAGGGTGGAAGGAAAAGACCACCCATGAGCTTGTTGGTGCTGATGGTGGGCCAATCCAGTCTGCAACCGTTTTAGAGGTGGTCGGGGTTGAGGCAAAGAGTCGAACTGCCGAATAAACTCCTGCCGCTGTTCCAGCCAAGACGTTACAAGGTTTTGCACGGTGGCAGGGGTTCAGGCAAGTCCTGGTCGATTGCTCGGGCATTGGTAGCACTAGGAGCATCCAAACCGATCAGGGTTCTCTGCGCCAGAGAGACGCAGAAGTCCATCCAAGAGTCCGTCCACCGGCTGCTGAAGGATCAGATCAGTCTGCTAGGACTGGATAGCCTGTACGAGGTGCAAGAAAACAGGATCATAGGTTCCAACGGGACAGAGTTCACATTTGCAGGTATTCGCCAGCAAGGTGTGGCAAATATGAAGTCCTACGAGGGCACTGACATCTGCTGGGTTGAGGAGGCTCAGGTTGTCACTCGTAAATCGTGGGATGTACTGATACCAACCATCCGCAAGCCGGGATCAGAAATCTGGGTTAGCTTCAATCCTGAGCTAGACACGGATGAAACCTTTACAAGGTTTGTCGCGCATCCACCGTCAGACTCATGGGTGTGCGAGGTCAACTGGTCAGATAATCCTTGGTTCCCGCCAGAACTCGATAAAGAGCGCAGAGACTGGCTAGACAGAGACCCGCAGGGCTATCTCACTGTCTGGGAAGGTCGATGCAGACCTGCTGTCGATGGTGCTATCTATGCCAATGAGATCGATGCGCTACAGCGGGAAGGTCGGATTAGGTCTGTGCCATATGATCCGACGCTGAAAGTTCATACCGTGTGGGATCTGGGTTGGAACGATTCCATGTCAATCATCTTTGTCCAGAAGGTCGCGTCAGAGGTCAGGGTTATTGATTACATCGAGGACAGCCATCGGACGATTGATAGTTATGTCATGGAGATCGAGTCGAGAAAATGGCGCTGGGGCACAGACTTTATCCCGCACGATGGAGCGCACAAAAACTTCCAGACCGGTAGATCCACGCAAAACCTGCTAGAAACGCTTGGGAGGCGCGTAACGGTGCTGCCAAGGGGTAATCCAGAGGAAGGCATCAGGATCGCGCGTATGGTCTTTCCTCGGGCTTATTTCGATGCTGACAAAACGATGGAGCTTGTAAACCATCTCAAACGGTATCGCAGATCAATCAATCAGGTTACGCAAGAGGCTGGTGCGCCATTGCACGACGAACATTCTCACGCTGCTGATGCGTGGCGTTATCTTGCAGAGTCACTGGAAATGATGTCCAATGACGATTGGGGCAAACCGATTGCAACAAATACTAAGTGGGTGGTCTGATGCTAGTCCCGCAGGGAAATATCGTCCTTCGTCGAGATTTCGACCAAGTTGTCTATGAGCTTCGTGAGCGCATTCGCCAGCTAGAGCAGGAGATTGCTGCGCTGAAACAAGCAGAGCCTGCTCCGAAGCGTCAATATATCCGCAGGGCAGAGGTGCAACATGGATGAGGGTAAGCTCAAAGGCATTCTGTCGTCTGAGATCGATGATGCAATCGGCTATCTGGACACAGAAACCACCGCTGAACGCGCAAAAGCGATGGATTACTACCTCCGCAAGCCTTATGGCAACGAGGTAGAAGGTCGATCACAGATCATTACCGCTGAAGTTGCAGAGGCTATAGACGGTGCTTTGCCGGATTTGATCCGGGTATTCACTCGCGCAGACGACATCATCCAGTATGAGCCTGTAGGCCCAGGTGACGAGGAAGGCGCGAAGCAAGCAACGGATTATGCAAACTGGGTTTTCTACAAACAAAACCCTGGTTTCACCATCCTGCATCACTGGTTCAAGGATGCGCTGCTCCAGAAGACTGGGACGGTCAAAGCGTACTGGGATGAGAAGCTGGACGTAATCGAGGAGGTTTACAAGAATCTCTCTGAGATCGAGCTTGCACTGCTGCTGGCTGACGGTACTCGGCAGGTTGTTGCGGAGCAGATCGAGGAAGTTGAGATTGACGGTCAGGTTACGCAGACGCGCAGTGTTGTCGTCCAGAAGCGCAACAAGGTGGGTCGAGTTGTTGTCGAGAATGTTCCTCCAGAGGAGCTGATCGTCAGCAAAAAAGCTCGCACGATTCAGGATGCCCCGTTCGTCGCTCACCGCACTTTGGTGCCCAGGTCGATCCTGATCCAGATGGGATTCGACAAAGAGATCGTAGACGGTCTGCCAGCATTCAACAGCCTGGACTTCACCGAGGAGCGTCTTGCGCGATACACGCCTGGAGAGGAGCCTTTCGAGGTTACCTCGCTGGATGAGTCGATGCAGGAGGTTGAGGTCTTTGAGTGCTACATCTATGTGGATTATGACGGTGATGGTCTTGCTGAGCTGCGTAAGATTTTCTACAGCAACAACGAGATCCTGAGCAACGAGAAGACCGATTACGTCCCGTTCCACGTTATTTGCCCGATCCCGATCCCGCATAAGTTTTTCGGTCAGTCTCTGGCAGATAGGACGCTGGATCTGCAACTGATCAAATCGACTCTGGTGCGTCAATCGCTGGATAACCTGTATCTGTCAAACAACGCTCGCATGGGTGTTGTTGAGGGCCAGGTAAACATCGATGACCTACTCAACGTCACTCCTGGCGGTGTTGTCAGGATGAAGAGTCCCGGTGCTCTCACACCGATCACCGTTCCCGCGGTTGGCGATCAAATCTTCCCGATGCTGGGTTATTTTGATCAGGTTCAGCAGAAGCGCACTGGTGTATCAGACGCGCAACAGGGTCTAGATCCCAACATCCTGCAAAACGTCACTGCTGCGGCTGTTGCTGCGGTCACCAACGCTGCTCAGGGCAAGATTGAGTTGATCGCTCGGATCTTCGCTGAGACGGGCGTTAAATCGCTGTTCAAGGGCATTCTGCACCTGCTCTGCAAGTATCAGGATAAGCAGGTTTTGCTGCGGATGCGTGGCAAGTTTGTGCCGATGGACCCGCGAGAGTGGAGCAATCAGTACGATGTAAGCATTCGGGTCGGTCTTGGGACTGGTACGAAGCAGGAACAGATGGCAATGCTCCAGATGGTTTTGGCTAAACAGGAGCAGATTCTCCAGATGGCTGGTCCTGCTAACCCGTTGGTCAGTCTCGGACAGTATCGCGCGACTCTTGGCAGGTTTGTTGAGGCTGCTGGGTTTAAGGACAGCGCTGAGTTCTTCAAGGACATCACTCCAGAGCAGGATCAGCAACTGTCTAACCCTCCACCTGAGCAACCGCAATCCAATCCTGCTACCGATGCCATGATTGCCCAGGCTCAAGCGCAGATTCAGATTGAGCAGCAGAAGGCAATGGCTGCAATCGAGACGCAGCGGATGAAGGCTCAGGCCGATATTCAGCTTGCCCGAGAGAAGGCTGCTGCTGAGTTGGAGCTTAAACGAGCAGAGTTTGAGGCAGAAGCACAGCTGAAAGCTGCCAAGATCGGCGCTGGTATTAGTGCCAACGTAGAGATCCCAGGATGAGTCCAGAACGCGCAGCCAATCTGCTTCGAGACGATGAATTTGTAAGGGAGTTGGAAAGCCTGAAACAAGGCTTTGTTGACAGGATTGTTAACTCTAGTGATCAAGAGATTGACGCAAGAGAAAATTGCTATAGAATGATTCGCGCAATAGATTTAATCAAAGGTCATTTCCAAGCGATTGCCGAAACGACTGAGATTCGATCTAAACGATGGAAGATTCTTTAAGAGGGTTTATGGACACGACTCCGCAAGGAAGTGGACAGCTTGACGTTAATACGGGCGCTGCCGCAATTCTTGGATTGATGGGCGATGCTGAGGCTCCACAGGCCGACCAGCAGGAACCGCAGGAAGAGGTTGTTGAGCAGGAGCAGGAACAGACTGAGCAGATTGAGGAGCCTCCGCGCTACCGGGTGAAAGCAGCCGGTGAGGAACGCGAGGTTACTCTGGATGAACTGATCAAGTCTTACCAGCTTGGCACTGATTACACGCAAAAAACCCAAACGCTCGCGGAACAGCGTAGGCTCTGG